CCCGCGGACTGGTTTGTAAATACCTTAAACAATATTTTTGGCTATCAAACCAAAAGCGGCCAAGCCGTAAATAATACAACGGCGTTAAGCATTGCATCCGTGCACGCTTGCGTTAGAGTTATTGCGGATGGAATCGCGGGGCTTGGTTTGAAATTGTATAAAGATGACGGCCAGAACAGGGATCAAATAATAATCCACTACGCCACAGCTTTAACTAACGAGCCCAACGCCTATCAAACTAAATACGATTTTACAAAGTACATGACTAGCCACTTAGCTTTAACTGGCAACGCATACGCTTTTATTAATCGCGATGTTCGGAATATCGGCATAGAGTTGCACCCAATCGCGCCGCAGTACGTTACCCCTGTCATGCAGGACGGCCTTTTATTCTACAAGACGACACTGGCAGGATACCCGGGCATGATCCCTGCTACTGAAATGCTACACTTTAAAGGAATGTGTGGCGACAATCCTTTGGTAGGTTTGAGCCCAGTAGTATTGCACGCAGAAACTTTAGGTATTGACTTGGCAGCAATTAGCCAGAGCGCGGGCGTTTATAAAAATGGAGTACTGAAATTTTTGTTAACGTCAGACGCCCAAATAAAAATAGATCAAGCGGGGCCGTTAAAAAAATCTTTGGATGACGTAATCGACGGGGCAAGCCGTAGCGCTGTGCTTCCTAACGGAATCAAGATGGAGAAATTAAGCCTAAGCCCTGAAGAGGCGCAGTATCTTGAGACCCGTAAATTTAGCAGCGAGGAAATTGCACGAATCTTTGGAGTGCCTGCTTCTATGATAGGCGCAACTGCAGGGATTAAGTCAAGCGTTGAGCAGGAATATCAAGATTTTTATGCGCGTACTCTAATGAGCTACGCAATAAACATTGAGCAGGAACTAGCACGCAAGCTGTTAACAGAAAATGACAAGCTTACATATTACTTTAAATTTAATTTTAACTCACTATTGAGGGCCTCCGCTAACGAGCGAGCAGACTATTATAATAAAGGCATCCGCGGCGGCTGGCTTTCTAGAAACGAGGCGCGGGTTTATGAGGATGTTAACGCGTTTGATGGTGGCGACGAATATTTAATCGAAGCCAACTTAATGCCTAGTAGTCAGATTAACGAGTATATGGATGCCAAGATTGCAAACCTTATGGCGACCGCAGACAAAAACAATAACCCAGACGGCGTAAATAACCAAACAATAAATTAAAATGAAACAAGAAAGGCGCACATTTACGGGCACCGTCCACACCAGAGCAGACGGCGAAGGCATGCCAAAAGAAATTGGTGGCATCGCTGCCGTTATTAATTCAGTAACTGACCTTGGATATTTTGAAGAGGTGATAATGGCAGGGGCGTTTGACAATGCTTTGAGTAAGGATTACGATATCCGTTGTTTGTTTAACCATGAAGCCGACTTAATTTTGGGCCGCACAAAGGCAGACACTTGCAAAGTGTTTGTAAACGGCGACGGTAATTTAGAATATACTTGGATTCCAGATTACGAGAACCCTACGCACATGAGCGTTGTGCGTTCTATTATGCGCGGAGACATTACGCAAAGCTCATTTGCTTTTACAATTAAAGAGCAGTCTTGGAGCGAAAGCGAAAAGTACGGAACTATGGGCAAGCGTAAAATAACAATAATTGAGGATCTATACGACGTGAGCCCTGTAACTTATCCCGCGTATGAGGATACAGAAGCGGACGCTCGCAGCATTGCACAATTACGCGATCAAGAGCTAGAGATTGAAGCAGCAAAACAAAGCAATGCAAGCGCGGATATTTTGAAATTAGCATTAGCCAGATACACAAACTATTAAAAAAAACAAAAATCATGAATAAAATTAAAGCCCTAAAAGAAGAGCGTGGACGTTTGCTAGGCGAATTGTCTACCCTACAATCTACCATCGAGCGTGAAGCACGTTCTATGGCTGACACTGAAAACAACCGTTTGTCTGAAATCGAGGCTCGTTTGGGCGCGATCAAAGCAGAAGTTGAAACCTTAGAGAAATTGCAAAATCTTGCAGCTCAAGCAGCAGGCCACAGCGCAAGCCGTAGCGAAGAGAAAGAAAAGTCTAACATGGCTAAAGATTACAGCTTTAAGCGCGCAATGGAAATGGCTATCACTGGCCGTCGTGAAGGCGTTGAAGGCGAATTTTCTGCAATGGGTGGCACTGAATTTCAGCGCTCAGGTGTTAGCGTTTCTGCGCACTCAATCAAAATCCCTTCTGAAGTATTCACACGTGACATGACTGCCACAGGCGGAAGTTCAGGCTCTGAAGGTGGAGTAAATATCCAAACTTCTGTAGGTTCAATCATTGACGTTTTACTTCCTCGCACAGTATTGGCAGGTTTAGGCGTTCAGCGTTTGAGCGGCCTTGTTGGAAACTTGGATTTACCAACAGCATCAACTTTGCCTTCTGCAGGTTGGAATACTGAAAACGGCACAGCTACTGAAAAGAGCCCCGCTTTTTCTAAAATCACTTTTTCTCCAAAGCGTTTGGCTGCTTACATCCAAGTTTCTAACCAGTTGATGTTGCAATCTAGCAACTCTATCGACGGGTACGTAAGAAACTGGTTGTTAAATGCAATGGCTCAATCGTTGGAAACTGCCGCTATTAAAGGTGGTGGATCTAACGAGCCTGTAGGAATCATCGGTAACGCTAACGTTAACGTAACTTTCGCAGGTGGCGCAACTTCAAACGCAACCAACGCTAACGGAATCGCTCCAGTTTGGGCCGATGTTGTTAACTTGATGAAAGCAGTTGAGAACGCTAACGGTAACGGAGTTGCTTATTTAACTAACCCATTGGTAAAAGCTAAATTGCAAACAACTAGCCGCCAGGCTTCAGGTGTTGAAGGTAACTTTATCTGGCCTTCTGGTGGTACCGATTTGAACGGTTACAATGTTCAAACAACTACCTTGGTGCCTAGCAACTTGAGCAAAGGTTCTAGCTCTACTTTGTCTGCAATGATCTTCGGAGACTTCAGCAAAATGGCTATTGCTAACTGGGGCGGAATGGAGTTGACAGTAGACCCTTATAGCGGAGCTACTGCTGGTTTAACCAACGTTGTTCTTAACTCTTATTTGGATGTTAACTTATTGAACCCTGCAGCCTTCGCAGTTTGTAAAGATATCGTAGCTTAACAACTAGCCCGCTCGGGGGCGTAAAAGTCCGAGTGCTGCGGGGGGTCTTGACTGCACCCCCCGCGGGCCAAATGTTAGTAAAATTTTTGATCAATCCAACAGGAATCTTTAACCTAAGTTACAACTTGGGCGAAGTGGTAGACATTGAAACTAAGCAAGCCGAGTTGTTACTTGAGGCGGGGGCTGTTGAAGTTGTAGCTGCACCTAAGACCAAAAAGAAACCGACTAACCCAGAGACCGAACTAGACGCAGAATAATGTTCAAAAGTAGAAGATACACAGCCTTTGCCAATGTAGCTACAGACTACTTGAGTTTAGCCGACGCTAAGCAGCATTTGCGCGTTACGGCTTCCGATGACGACAGTTATATTTCGGGTTTAATCAGTATGGCCGTTGACGCCTGCAGCAACTACTTGGGCTACTCGATTAAGAAGGGTACGGCAAAATATGGCTTTGATAGCTTTACGGGCTCGCCTGCGCTAATCAATCCCGTTAACGGTCTCAATATACCTAGCGGTAATTATCTTCGCGTAAATAGCCGCGTGTTGGCTGTGAACTCTGTGAGCTACGTTAATGACAGCCAAGCGGTAACAGCATTTGCAGGCAGCGATTGGATAGTAGCACCTGACCCAATGGGCAACTACTCACGAAATATCTTTATCAATACAGCGCCCGACTCAATAACCGACGATACGATTAAGTATATTATTGAAGTATCTGAAGGATTTAATCCAGTGGGCACAGCAAGCGTTGACCCAGATACTATTTTTCCGATGGCAATTAAACATGCTGCTTTGCTTTTGGTAGGTCAGTATTACGATAACAGGAATGCGATAGTAGTGGGAACCATCCAAAGCAAAATATCTTTAGGCTTCGAGTACTTGCTAGACCCTTACAAAATCCAAATCATACTCTAATGCAGTCGGGATCTATGGACGTACTAGTTAGTTTGCAGAGTTATGCGGAAACTATCGACGCGAATACAGGTGAGAAATTACAAACGTGGACTGAATATGCAACAGCTTGGGCTCAGCGCGTAGAACAGGAAAGCGGAAGCGAGCAAGTGAATGCGGACCGCAGAGAGCACAAGCAAATCGTTTACTATACAATCCGCTATAATTCAGCGGTAAGCGTGAAGCATAGAATCGTTGACGCGGGCCTTAATCACAACATTGTTAACATTGCAAACCTAGCAAGGAATTTATATTTGAAGTTGCAAACTGAATTAACAGAATGAGCAAAAGCGTTGAAAATATTGCCGAGGTTATAGACGCCTTAAAAGCAATGGGGGTCGAAATCGACAACCCCGAATTTCAGCGTATGCTCAAAGCTCAGGCATTACCAATAATTAATAGTGCAAAGAATCTAGCGCCAAAGGAAGGCGGAGACTTGGCGGCATCCATCGGCTTTATTACTGGAAAGGATAAGGACAATAAGACCAAAGTGCTTATCGGATTGCGCAAGGAATATGAAAATAATTATCTAGGTCCGATGTTTGAATTTGGTGTGCCAACAAATCGTATACAGTCAACCACGGGCAGAGACACAGGAATATTAGAAGCGCGCCCATTTATGCGTCCGGCATTAGACCAGAACGCGGGCAGAGTAACCGACGGAATTATAAACGGCGTGGATAAAATCCTAGCCAAATTAGCAAAGAAAAATAACTTAATATATAAATAATCATGCCAACCACAGGACCCGTAAACGGAACGCTCATAAGCATCTATAAAGATGTTGCGGGCTCATTAAAGAAAATCGCTAACGCGACTTCTAATTCTATCGACATTTCTAAAGACATGATCGACGTAACAAGTAAAGACAGCGCAGGCGCGAAGGAATTTATCGCGGGTGAGTATGGCTATACTTTGAACGTTGAAGCAATCTTTGAAGATGATTCAAGCGTAGGAGCTACTCAACAATCTTTTAAAGATTTGGCTACAGATTTGTTAGCAGGTACTTTATTGACTATTGTAATGAGCTCAAACGTAACAGGCGACGAAAAATATAGCGGTACCGCTTTCTTTACATCATTAAGCCTTAGCGCACCTAACAACGACAAAGCAACTTGGACTGGCACCTTGCAGGGGTCTGGCGCTTTGACTATTGGTACAGTTGCGTAATAGTATTATATTTGTGCGATGAGCACTACAATAAAAATCGGGGGTGCTGAGCATCCCCTTTTATTTAACATGAACAGCCTGCGCAACATTATGGAAGTTGCAGGGATGGAAACCTTTGCAGATTTAAACCTGCAAAAGGACTTAGCGAAGTCTATGGATTTTGCTTTGAGCTGCGCGTTTTACGGGATCTTGGAAGGCTACGAGGCACAGGATAAAAAGACGCCTTACCCAACCGTGCAAAAGTTAGGCGCGGCGATTAAAAAGTTTCAAGAAATTAGCCCAGCGTTGGAGGGTTTCACGGCCGCAATAACAGAATTTTTTGCACCTGTTGAAGAGTCAACGGGGGAGTAACTGCCAAGGGCGACAGCGCCCCGCTAACTTGGCGCAAGATTGAGCGCATTGCTTATGGCGAAATGATGCTAAGCGAAAGCGAGTTTTTAAAGTCAACGCCTCGCTTTTGGCGTTTAAAATTGGAAGGGATGCGCGAAGCTCAGCAACAACAGTATCGCAACCAATGGGAAATAACCCGCTGGGCGGTTGCTACGGGTATGGCCCTACACTTAAAGAAGCCCATAGAACCCAAACGGCTGTTAACATTTCCTTGGGAGGTAT